ATCGCCCGTCGAGGACGGGAATTACGAAGTCGTCTTTCAGCAGGACAGCTCCGGAAGTCACACGGTCACAGTTCCGGGGACGTGGATTCAGCGGGGGACGGATGTCATCGGCCAGAGTCCCGGGGCTCGGACACGGTACATCTTCGAGTACACGCACGGCGATGTGCTCTATGTCGTCATCCCACTTTCCGTGGTGGACGTCACTCCGCCGACGCTCGTCTCCGCGGTCGTCTCGGACACGAACGCACTCCGGATCGATCTGACGTGGTCGGAGGCGATCAATAGTTCAGTTCCTGCCGGGTCTGCCTTTGCTGTTTCCGCGGGGCATACGGTCAGCACGCACACCTACGTTGACTCGACTCACACTTACCTGACGATCGTCACCCCGTTCGTCACGGGCGAGACCAAGACGCTGAGTTACACGCAGCCCGGCTCCAACAACCTGCAGGACCTGACCGGAAACGCTGCGATCAACTTCTCGGGCTTCGCTATCACGGACAACGTGATGAACCCGACGTTGTCGTCCGCGGCGGTGGCGAACTCCACGCCATCTCGGATCGATCTGACGTGGTCCAAGAGCATGAACAGCACGATCCCGGCGGCCTCAACGTTTGCCGTCAATGCCGGGCATGCGCTCACGGCTCATACTTACGTCGATGCAACCCATACGTACCTGACGACCTCGACGCCGTTCATCCTCGGCGAGACAAAGACGCTTTCCTACACGCCCAGCGGGACAAACGACGAACAGGACGCGAACGGAAACAAGGTTCTCACGTTCTCGGGCTTCGCGATCACCGACAACGTTCTCGGCACTGGCGGCGGTTTCACCGAAGATTTTACGTACGGGGTGTCCACGTTCCCGACCGGCTGGACGCACGATACGGGCTGGATCGTCGTCAATACCGGAGAAGCATCCTACGACTCCAGTTCGGGCGCCGGCTCGGCCTACACATATTGCGTCCATACGGGCGGCTCTTCGACGGCGGTGGACGTGAGTATCGATGTCACGCTAGACACGGCGGCTGACTATCCGACGCTCCTGATGTGCTACACGGACAGCAACAACTATATTGCCCTGATGCTGCATCAGGGATCGAACACTGTCCGGATTCAAGAGGCGGTCAGCGGAAGTCTTGTCCTCGACTATGACACTGGTGTTGCGCTGCCCTCTATCGGCACCAAGACGACATATCGCCTGACCTTGGTGTCTGGGCAAATCAAGGCATACAAGTCCGGCACTCAGGCCGGCTCGGCGCAGACGCCATCGGGCAGCAACACCGGGACTAAGGTGGGATTTGGCTGTAACGGCGCAGATCGGGGCTCGTACGACAATTTCGTCCTTGCATGAACCCGAATCTGAGGCACATCCTCTTTTCGGGTCCCGGAAACTCGACAGGCGGCACTTCAACGGCGGTGCAAAGAGTGCGCGGGGTCGGGATGAATCTCGACTGGCCGTATGGCTCCTGCTACACGTCCTTTTTTACCGATCTGATGAAGCAGACGGGCGGGTTCCTTCCGCCGCCCGGGTCATCCGTCGATGCAAACGGGTGGCCGATCAACGTCACTGCCGGTTCTTCAATCCGCTTCTTCATCTATACCGGCCTCGGGTATTCGGGATACGCAGCTTTCCGCCCCGGCACCTACAAGGCGCGAATGGATGCGGCGCACACTTCGGCTGGGTGGACGTGCCAGTTTGAAGATTCCCGATCTAGCGGGATCACCACCATCGGGCCGCGCGCATCGACGGCGACGGTGACCGTCAATGACTTGGGGACGGATGGGGACTACAGCGGGTTGACGCTGAACCTCGTGGTGTACGCGCCCAACTCGGGTGGCCCCTATAGCCTCAGTGGCCTGCAGATTTTCAAGCAGGAGCATCAGACCTGGCTGGACTCGGGGACGTATTACAGCATCTTCGACCCCGACTTCCTCGGCGATCTGCAGGGATCGAACATCAAGTGCATCCGCGTCAAGGATTGGTTGGGGATTGACAACGCGACGTTTGAGTATGGCTACGGCTATCTGAAGCGCGGGGTCTTGACCTATTCGGAGTTGGTCAAGGAATCGAGCCGCACGTGGCAGATGCCGACCAACAACGGGCCGTTCGGTGGAAACGTGCCCTATGCGGTCTGCGCAAAGCTGGCGCGCTACCTGAATTGCGGCCTTCTCCTGTCGGTCCCGCTGCTGGATAACTCGGTTGCCTATGACACGGTGACGGCATCCACCGATACGATCACGGGCGTTCACCTGTTTACGAACGGCGACCAGATCACTTTCGATTCGCCGGCCCCGAGCGGATTGGCTGCGTGGACCCCGTATTACGTTCGCGACGTTGTCGCGACGGTGCCAAACAATTCGACGGGTATCGGTACGCCCGGGTCGTTCAAGGTCAGTGCATCGTTCAACGGCACTCCGATCGATCTGACGGCAGACTACACGCGCGGTTCGAGTGACTTCCGCAAGGCCTACCAATATTTCAACGAGGCGACACACACCTCGCTTTACCAGTCGATCGCAAACGAGTGCTACACGGCAGCGCCGGGGATCGACGTGATCGTGGACGCCGGGAACGAATGCTGGAACGGCGCCGATCCCTATGGGTATGCTCAGTGCGCCAACTGCCTTTCTGCGCACACCGCCTCTCCTCCCTCGTTCGCCGATGTCGCCCACGGATACGCTTGGGCGCTCCTGCGAGCATGGTCCGCCTTCGAGACCTACTACCCGCGGGATCAGGTGATCCGCATTTTCCAAGGGCAGACCGTCAGTTTTGGTGCAATGGCGGATCGCGGCTATGACTACGTCGATGCGACTCTCTACCCCGGGCAGAAGGTTGCTGACCTGATCGACGCCCATTGCACGAACAGCTACGTCTACGGCAGTTTCAAGGCCGGCCAGAACAATGCCGGGCTTTCGGCGATCGGGCTCGATTTCATCGTCAACTATCGAGCCGCCTCTGGTTCGGACTGGTACTCGGCCGAGGCATTCGTCGTCGGCGATCGTGTGCACATGACGGATGGAAACGAGTACGTCTGTATCGCGAATCACACGAACCGGATGCCGCCCAATGCGCCTTACTGGTCTCTCGTAACATCCACGGCGTTGACAGGGCTGGGTCCGTCGTGGACCGATGATCAGATGCTCAATTTCGGCATTCGCTGCAATGCCAATGCGGCTTTCTATCAGGCGGACTACAAGACGAAGGCGGATGCCAAGCGCACGAATCCTACCGCGGCTGGCTACATCATGTACGAGGGTGGCCCAATCTGGGGCAATGCGCCCAACTCGACCGCGATGGCTGCGCGGATGGCGCTGTGGATGAAGACGACGCAGTTCCAGTCCTACATACAGGACTTCGTAAATACGGTTCTGATCGGCAGCGGGGTCACGACGCACAACGAGTACATCGGCGCCGGCCAGTGGCGCGTCAATGCCTCGAATGATGCTGTTCTCTTCGGGCTGAAGCGTGCGCATCATCTCCCCGATACGCCTGCATATGCCTGGTACAAATCGGCGACGCTATGACGCCTGAGCAAGAGATTTACCGGGCAAACCGGGCCAAGGAAGTTCTCGAAAACGAGGTCTACATCGAGGCTTTCAGGATCATCAGAGCGGAGATCGCGAACAAATGGGAAACAAGCCCGGCAAGGGACATGGATGGCAGAGAGGCGCTGTGGACGATGCAGCGGCTGCTGGATCGAGTGCAAGCGGAACTGAAAAGCACGATGGAAGCGGGCAGGCTGGCCGAGAAGAACCTCGAGCACCGGACGACGGTGGAGAGGCTCAGAGACTGGTGGAAATTGCCCGGCGCAGACGTGTTCTGATGATGCAGGCCAGCCTCGTGAATTGGGCCAAGAACTAAGAGGGCAGGACAACCCCTCATAGGCCGCCTTCGGGCGGCTTTTTGTTGTCCGCATCCGTCGAGAGACGCTGCAAAGGAAGACCATGGAAGCAGATACTCCCTCCGGGGAACCTGCGGAACTGAGCATCGAAAGTGCCGGGGCCGTATTCGCGAACTTGTTTTCGGACGAGCCACCCAAGGAAGAGGCTAAGGCAGAAGAGAAAACAGAAGAGAAGGAACCGGAACCTGAGAAGGTACCGGAATCCGAGGAGAACGCGCAGGAGGAAGGCGATGACGCACCGGTCACCGTAGAGGTGGACGGCAAGCAAGTCACGCTGACCAAGGCGCAGATTGCCGAGGCTTATAAGAGCGGGCTTCGTCAGTCGGACTACACCAAGAAGACGACGGAAGCAGCAGAGCATCGCAAGGCCGCCGATGCCGAGATCCAGAAGGCCCAGACGGAGCGTCGCGACTATGCGGACAAGCTCCAGAAGTTCACAGCGCAGCTAGAAGGCGCGATCGAACAGCAAGACAAGACTGATTGGCAAGCGCTCCTCAAGAGCGACCCCATCGAGTACCTGAATCAGCGGCAACTCTACGAACAGAGACAAGCAGCGCTGAAGAAGGGGCAAGATGAGTTGGCGACCATCGCCCAGCGCAATCAGGCCGAGAACGCGGCGGCTTACAAATCCCATCTCGCGCGACAGCAGGACGAACTCCTTGCCAAGTTGCCCGAATGGAAGGACGAAGCCAAGGCGAGAACGGAACGAGATGCCATCCGCACCTACTTGAAAGAGCAGGGCTACTCACACGAGGACGTGGAGGGCATCAGTGACCACAGGGCCGTCATCCTGGGGCGTAAGGCGATGCTTTATGACCAGATGATGGCAAAGGCGAGCGCAGCCGCAAAACTGGTCCACAAGGCGCCGGCGAAAGTCGAGAAGCCGGGGACCACGTCAGATGCAGACCCCACAGATGGACGCACGCGCGCGATGCGCCAGCTCCAGAAGACGGGTTCTGTCGAAGACGCGGCCAAGGTGTTCGCCGCAATTCTCTAAACACATACGCCGAGAGGCGCTAGGAATTTTCAAACATGAGTGCTCCATCAGGAACCTTTCTCACGACTGCCGCAATCGGCAACCGTGAAGACCTTACCGACGTGATCTATCGCATCAGCCCGACGCTGACGCCGCTCATCAACATGGCGGCCAAGTCGAAGGCGAGCAACACGCTGCACGAGTGGCAAACGCAGGATCTGGCCTCGGCGGCTTCGAACAAGCAGGCTGAAGGCGACGACGCCAGCGCGAAGACGGTCACCCCGACCGTTCGCCTTACGAACCGGACGCAGATCAGCACGAAGACGGTCATTGTCTCGAACACGCAGCAGGCCATGAACCCGGCCGGCCGCAAGGACGAGATGGGCTATCAGCTTTCGATGGCTGCGCTCGAACTTCGCCGCGACATGGAGACGGACCTCACGTCGCTCGACACGTCGGCCACGTCGCCGCGTCAGTCGCGCGGGCTGGTTGGCTGGATCGTGGACAACTACAGCAAGGCATCGGACACGACTCTGGCCTCGTACACCGGCAACACCGGCAAGACGGACGGCACGCAGCGCGCCTTTACCGAGACGCTGCTGAAGTCGGTTCTGCAGTCGGTCTACACGGCCGGCGGAGAACCGAGCGTTGTCATGATGGGTCCGTCGCAGAAGCAAACCTTCTCGTCGTTCACCGGCAACGCCACCCGTTTCGACCGCTCGGAAGATGCGAAACTCTTCGCGTCGATCGACGTGTACGTCTCGGACTTCGGCGAACTCCGCGCCGTCCCGAACCGCTTCTCGCGGGCTCGTGACGTGTGGGTGCTCTCGCCGGACAAGCTGGCGCTTGCGTATCTGCGCCCGTTCCGCTCGATCGAAATCGCCCCGACCGGCGACGCGATCAAGCGCGAACTCGTGGTGGAGTATTGCCTCGAGTGCCGCGCTCCCAAGGCGCATGGCGCGATCTACGACGTTCTGTAACCCACAGGGGGCTTCGGCCCCCTTTTCTAGGAGAAATCAATGGGTTACGAACTCAAGCAAACCGACACGGGCGGCGTTCAGCTTTGGGAAGACAACAGCGGCTCCAAGGCCGCGATCGTCCAATCCCTGAACTGGACCGTCAACCGTGCCCCGACCAACACCGCGACGGTAGGCTACCTGCCGGCGAATGCGAGGATCATCGGAATCTTCGTGCAGAACGCGGTTGTCTCCAACGCCGTTACTACGGCGACGGTTTCTGTCGGTCTCTCGGGTGGTTCGGCGACGGCGTTCAGCGCTGCTCAGGACGTGAAATCGAGTCTGGGGAACTTCTCCCAGGCCGCGACCGCAGCCTGGGCCGTGTCGTCGTCGGCGCAGACGTTGACTTGCACCTACACGGAAACGGGTGGCGCTTCGACCGCGGGCACCAGCTACGTGTCGGTCAACTTCGTCCAGAACTGACCCCTAGGACCTCTTCGGGGGTCCTTCCTTTTATCTCTCACCGCCGAGAGGCGTCGGAGTTTTTATGGCAAAGCCTTTTACGGGCTATCCGCTGGTCATCGCCACGGGTGTGTCGATCACCACGAGCGGAACGTCGGCGAGCACGACGCTCCCCAACGGCGCCGATGGCACGATTCCGAAGTACGTCCGGATTGCAGCCACCGCGGCGGCGCATGTCCGATTCGGGAAGACCTCGGCCACCGCGGTCGTCACGGATATCCTGATCCAGCCGGGTGACGCGCAGATTGTCGCAGTCCCGGGCGGCACCGACACTGTTGCGGCGATCCAGAACGCGGCAGCCGGCAAGGTCGTTGTTACCCCGCTCGAGAACAGCTAAGTGGAACGGCGAGCGACCGGCCTTGCCGGCATCGAGACTGTCTCGACTCTGCAAGACGGCGACCTGATCACCGGGACCATTCAGGACTGCGATCCGATCCTCGAGGACGCCAAGGCACGGCATAACGAAGGCCTGCACGGTACGTCCGACATGAAGCACGCAGCACGGCTCCCGCACCTCGCGGTCGAGACGTACTGCAACGCGAACGGGATCACGCTCGCCGAGTGGATGGCAAACCCAGTCCATATCAAGCGGATGCTGAGCGATCCGGCGCTCTCTGGCTTTCGCATCTGGGCAGGTGCAGTGTGACGATCTCGAATTACACAGACTTGCAGACGGCGGTTGGCAACTGGCTCCATCGCTCCGACCTGTCGGCAGTCATCCCTGACTTCATCACCCTAGCGGAAACGAGGATGAACGGCGACCTGAAGTCGCGTTCGATGGAGGTCCGGACGACGCTGACCTGCGTCCCCGGCTCCGACGTGACGGCCCGCTACGTGGCGCTCCCCTCGGACATGCTCGAGATGCGCCGGCTCACGCTCATGACGGAGCCGGCGATCACGCTGGAGTACATGAGTCCGGACCAGATCAACGAGGAGATGCCCTTTCTCCTCGCCGCGGACCGGCCTACCAGGTTCACGGTCATCGGCGGGAACATCGAGCTGTCGCCGCCTCCGGACAGCAGCTACTCGCTGGAGTTGATTTACATGCAGCGGATTCCCCCGCTGGCGAGCAATTCGACCAACTGGCTTTTGACGACAAACCCAAATGCCTATCTTTTCGGTGCTCTTCTGGCTTCAGTTGCTTACACGCAGGACGACTCCAGAGCAACCCTGTGGGAGCAGAAGTACCAGCAAGCGATAGCGACGACGAACGCGATCGACTGGTATTCGGGCTCGACTCTGAGGGTGCGGTCTCTGTGACCACGATTCCCTCATCGGGGGAGTTCGGGTACATCTCCGACGCCGCTCCTCAAGAGTTGCCGCCGAATGCGTGGAGCTTCGTTCGAAACGGCCGCTTCCGGAACGGCTACGCGGAGCGCGTCAAGGGGACCACGCAGGTTCTCAACACGCCCACCTTCACTCCATACTTCATCACCCCGTACCGCTCGGCGTCGAAGTTCTGGGTTTATGCGGGGCTGACAAAGATCTACTGCGACGACGGGGCGACGAAGACGGACATCTCTCCGTCTTCCACTCCCGCCGGGGCGATCGATGACCGGTGGACCGGTGGCTCAGCATCGGGTGTTCTAGTCCTGAACAACGGTCACGACCAGCCTATCTATTGGGGCGGAAACACCGGCACTCCGTTCAACACCCTGACAGGCTGGAATAGCGCGTGGCGCGCGGCGTCCATCCGGCCGTTCAAGAATTATCTCGTTGCCCTCGACATCACCAAGACGAGCACCCGCTACGGGTCGATGGTGAAGTGGTCCGCTGCGGCGGTTCCCGGTTCTCTTCCCTCCTCGTGGGACGAGACCGACGCCACCAAGGACGCGGGCGAGCAGGATCTCGCCGAAACGACCGACTTCCTGATCGATTCCATCCCGCTAGGCGAC